TTCAACTGCAGTTTCAACTACTGCTTCTGTTGCTTCAGTCATAGGACTAACCTCCTTTGTAATCTTAATTGTACTAATGCCTTTAGCACTATCAACTAAGAACTTTATCATTTCTGTATTATTTTTATCTCCCTTTTCAACAAAACCAATGTTTTGCATTGGACTTCCTGATGTAGGGCTAGTTTCACTTTCAGATTCTGAAACCATAACAATTCCAGTTTCTTTGTCCCAAAAAACATTTTCTATCTCTGCTTTTGAAAGATATCCACCAACTATACTCTGACCATTTACTTTTTCAATGGATACAATGTTTGCAAGTTGATTTGCTGGATTATCCACCAGAGACAATTCGAATAAATCGTATTCTTTAATAATTCTAATACTTTTACTTAGTTCTTCGTTATAAGCGTCATCCCAATTTTTAATGTTTCCACCAATTGAAAAACCAGTGTAGGTTCCATCTAATACTTTTTCCCAAGCATTTTGAGCACCTTTTGAAACATAGGCAGATACATAAACTCCACTATAAAACTTTTTTGAATTTGGGTCAAAATATTTATCTGCTTTAAATGATACCATCTTACCCACTGCTGATGGCTGATGCATTTCTCTAATATTAGACTTAAAATTTTTAAAGGCCTCTATTGATGCATCTACGGTAACTACGTCATTCTGCTTATCAATATTATCAAGTGTGGCCCAGCCAGACACAATTCTTTTTTCTATGTCTACTTTTGAAAAAGGCATAGACAGGTGCAATTGATTTTCAGAAAAATTAAACGAACTGTTGTTTTTTATTCCCATAGTGTAAAAATTATACCACATTTTTATTTATTTTTTGCTATGTAGTTCAATATATTTTGCAAGCCTTACAAGTCTGTCCGAACTCTCTTCAATCTGACCAAGGGCAAAATTACAGTCTCTACATAGGACCCCTCTATAGCATTTTTCACAAACACTTTTTTCTGAACATATTGAGTGGTCGTGGTCTAAACAAAGATTTTTTAGGCTTCCACATGCGGCACAACCAGCAGCAAAATCATCAAAAATTGAAAAAAAGTCTATTTTGTGCTTAGATTGATGTTGATAGTGTTTTTTACAAAATTCTTTTATTTTAGCCTTATTTTCACAATTTGGCATTTTGCAAATTTGATTTTTTCTATATCTTATTGTTTTTCTTATTGGGGCTTCTTGATTAAAATCATTACCCTGTCTTTTCCATCTAGCATAATGTGACGAACATAGATTTTTTGATATAGGCTTGATATTACAATTGCTTACTTTACAAACGTTTTGCTGATTTTTATTTTGTTTAAAAAACTTTGCATCTCCATAACGATAACTTCTTGTATAGTGTTTTTGACACATACTCTTTGAAAATACTTTGTTTTTGCAATCTTCTACAATACAATCCATAAAAGTAATTGTATCACACTATTGAGACGATCTGCCTTCACCCTTTGGATTACGACCAGAGATGGTTGTTGGAGAGTCAGAGTTGTTGTTTGTTCTTTCTGCATCTCTTTGACGGTTCCCTGCTAAATTTGCCCTAGCATCTGTTGCTTCTCTTGCAGACATAACAAATGGCTCATTGCCATCCACTCTTTGTGGTAGGTCTAACTTCTCACGAGCCTCGTTTGGAGTCATAACCTGTGTCTTTACATATCGTTCAATGATTTGAGATTGAGCAATTTCATCTGTTAAAGTTAATTCAATAAACTTAAGTTCAAGGATATCTGTTTTTTCTTTAATGATTTTGTTGACAACCTTTTCAATATGCTTTTGTGCTGGTCGAGAAACTTGTTCTTTAAAGGTACGATCTTGTGAAAGCGCAGCGGCAATACCTGAATCAGTTCCTCCAAGTTTAGAAATAGGCACCTGATGTGCAATAAGAATGTCGTCTCTATTTTGTTTACGATACTCTTTAAAAGATCCTTCTTGAATGCCGTTTTCAATAGGTTCCATCTTAAACTCAACCTTATTGTTTTCTGTATCTCCAGGAAGTGGTATGTACAAAGTTCTATGTGACTGAGATTTAAGCCCAGTTTGCAAGAATCTAAACATCTTATCTTCACCGTCTGCTGATAACTTTGCACCCTTTAACGTTACGATATATCTTGGAACAGCCTTGTTTTCAAAGTAATCAATATTGTATTGTGAAGCAAGTTGGTCTCCAATAAGAGATGGCATTGCTGCAATAATATCTGGAACTCCATAAAATGTGTTTAATGGAGAGTATTCTTTGTAATGAATAATCTCATTTGGGCGTGGATCTGCGGTTACTGGGTTTTTATTCTTTGCCCCAAAGTTTCTAAAATAAACTACAGATTGACCGATAATCTGCACAAACCCATCATGTAAGCGACGTATACGAACAGTAGTTGCAGGTATGTGACCAAGATATCCAATATCTCCAGTTACTGTTCTACCAACTTCAAGGAATCCGTTTCCAGTTGCCTGAACATCTGTATAAAACTTTTCCATTGTCTTAGTAAACGAATCATCGTCATTAAGATTTTCTATCCAATCCTTAAGTTCAAGTTTCATTCTTTCAATACGATTACGAGCACGATTTACCGCATCTTGATCTTCATTCATTTCAAACCTTAGCATCGTTCTATCTGCAATATCAAAACGGTAGCCAAGACCAACTACGTTCTCTACCTTAGCGTCAATAGCAGCATGGTTAGCAAATGATGTGTCATAGAAGTTGGCTAACTCATACATGTTATATGGGGGGGTTATTACGTCAAATAGTCCGTAACCATTTCTGTATACCGTGCCAGGATTAATTGCTTTTGATCCAGCATCGGTTCCAGATGGGCTTGCATTTGCTGAATTTAGATATGCAGCATTTATTTCAACTCCAGAATATTTTGTTAAGTTGCGTGTTGTTCTACGACGAAAGTTTTGATCAATTCCAGCGTAATCTTTTAAAGCATCCCAACTTTTATTAAATGGGTCTTGAGAATTAAAAATGCTATCTTCTTTTTCTTCTGTATTAAGACTTGCACGAACATAATCTTCTTCACTCATCTATAGCCCCTTGTCCATGTTTCTCTAATGTTTGTTGTGCTGCATGCCAAGCACCTAAGTCGTTCATTGAAGGAATTAGTCCTTCTTTTAATCTTGCCTTTTGTTCAGAATACTCTTCTTCGCTAACCTGAGTTAACCCTGCCACAAATACCGCTTCCCCAAGTCCATCATCTCCATTGTGCGTTGCAACCTTTTTTAATTCTGCAATTTTTGTAATATCTCCACGGTCGGACGGTATGTTTAAAACTGATCCATCTCCGTCTGTAAACCATTTACCCGTAGACGTCTTATATACGTAAAGACCCCAGTCATAGTGCTTATCTATTACCTGACGACGTACATTTTTAACATAGGGTTTACCAGTTTTTGGATTAATTAAGGATTCCATAACCATAAGTATAGCAGACTATACTGGAACGCTGACCGTTGTTTGCCAAACAGTATCATTATATATCTTAATCTTATCAGCATCAAATATCATGCCTTCTTCGTCATCAATGATAATCTTATTAGTTCCCAAGTACGTCTTATATACGTCTGCTGGGCTTACTCCGTATAGGCTTGAAGAAGAAATAACAAGAACACCTTCCCAAGTAAAGTTGTCTAGCCAATATTGCCATTGGAAATTTGTTGTTCCATCAGTTTTTACTTGTTGCCAAGGTCTATTAAGAGTGCTTTGAACCTGTTGTAGGTTATTTGCTTGATAGTAGGCAATATTATTAAATATCATTGGACCAGTTAGATTAATACCGCCCAAATAAGAGTCAAAGTTTAATGCGGTAGAAAATGCAATTCCTAAGACTCCCCATTCTTTTTTAGTAACAACTGGCTCTCTAACCAAACTTCCATTCCAAAAATATGATAGCCCATTAAACTCTTGACCAGTCTCTTGGCTACGAGCAAAGATCTTTGCCCTAGATCCTTTTTCGCTATCTGCAACCATGTAGAACTTTATTGTGTCTGACTTGTATTTAATTTCAAACAATTCTGTTTGTGTTCCTGGGAAAAAGTCTTCATCGTATCTCATCCAAATTTGAGCAGCACTTATTCTATAATTGTCTGCGGCTGTTTGATTAATTGGAATTGCTATTCCTCTATTAACATTTGTGTCAAATTCACCACGAACCTCTATTCCACTCTTTCTATTTAAATATAAATAAGGGGTGCTTCCTTTATAAATGCTAAATGGATTTTTTGCTTTATAGTCATAATAAATACCAGAACGTTTGTATGGAAACATGTCAAGGCCAAACCTTGTTCCAACTGGGTTAAAAGAGTTATCGTTAAATGCTTGAGAGGCTAACTCTAGTCGTCTCAAAGCAATAGGCTTTGTTAAAATGTTTCTAAGATTAAACTCAAGATGATAAACAATTGCAAGATCGTTAAAGTCTTCAATTTTTGTAGGATA